TATAGGCAATATGTCCAGAATGAAGGGGATCGAAACCCCCTGTGATTAGTATAATGCGTTTCATGCAGATATTTATCTGCGCATATTATAATGAATTTAAAGACTGGCGTCTTCTAGTCCAGATACCCGCAATTTAACAATATTGCTAAGGTGCCATTGTTTCTGATCAAGTGCTTTAATAATGCCTAACCATTTGTTACGCAGTAAGGCAAAGTCGTTGATAATTTTTTCAAAATCTACAACGTCGGCTTCACCTTCTACAAACTTTTCACAGTCCCTTGAAGATAAAGCTCGTTGATAGTTTTCGAGATATTTGCGAAAGTGTTGACTACGAAGTCTGCGAAGTTCAATGTTTAAGTACTCAAGGATACCTTCAATTTCTTGAAGTTGATTAAAGCGTTCTTCCACGATGCCGGGCATTTGCGAACTTGCCTTCTCGATGTTTCCTGCTATGCGGACATCTTGTTTTGCTTCGATTAACTCAGCTTCATAATAGGCCACAGCATTTGGAATATTGCTTATATCTCTACTAACCTTGTCATACCAATTCATTTATTCCTCATCTTCGTAATACTCTGGATCTTCGTCGTCAATCTCTTCACCGTCGATTGCATAGTTGATCGCATCATCTAGATAACTGTCAACGCCTGTTAAATCTTTTAGAATACTTTCTTTAATGCCATAATCTAAAAGTGTATTAACAAAGTCAGCAGCAAGATCTTTACGATGCTTCTCTGGGATATGCTCTATGACCAAGGTCCAAATATCTGCAATTAAATCTTCTTTCATTCAGTAATCTCCGTTTCAGGTTCAACAATAGTAGTTATCTCTGAAGCGGAAATTTCGCCATGTTTTGAAATGTCTTCCATAGCAATATCTAAACCATTCTTCTCATTCTTTTCCCAGGCCTTGCGGAACTGCTTGATGATCTCACCGTCTTTGGTAGTGTAGACAAGACTATTACCTTCCTTCTTGAGCAGACCTTTGGCTTCGAACAAGTCGACTAATCCACTGTATGGACTCATACCTGTTTCATAAGGAATCTCAACCTGTACACTTTCAAACGGCTTTGCATAACGAGTTTTCATAATCTTACAAGCTGCACGAATACCTTGTACCGTTGTGGTCTTATTGCCATCTGCATCAAGTTTCAATTTTAATTTACGCATGGCAACAACAATTGAACTTGCGTAGATAAAACCTTGTCCACCTGATATCTTGTCATCTGGATCAAACATATCTTGACTTGCGTAGGTGTGATTGGTACATACCATACCAATGTTGTAGGCGCCAAACATATTAACACAGTTGCGAACAAGTGCTGTCAATGCCTTAGGCTTACGGCCCATATCACCTTTCATATCACCAGCTTGGAACTGATTAACATCAGTAGGAGTTAACAACATACCCAAGCTGTCTATGATAAACAAGATCTTGGGACGATCTGCTTCATCCATTGTTTTGTATTCTGCAATAAACTCTGTGATAGTCTTTGCAACGTCATCAATCATGGCCATGTTAAGTTTTAACAACTTGTCTGGACTTGTATCAACTCCGAGAGCGTGTAACCATTTTTCATCTAGCGCATTTTCTGTATCAATCAAGATAGGATAAATGCCCTGTGCTTGTGCGTTCTTGACTAGATTACCTGAACAGATAAAACTTTTACCTGCACCACTTTCACCCGCAAACACAGTTACCTTGCCTAGTGGAATACCACGATCAAAATATCCACTGATAAGATAGTTTAATGCGTAGTTGTTTGTACTGACCCAGTCTGTTGGGTCGTTGAAGCCAATACTTAAACCGTCGATAGATTTAGTAATTGACTTTCTAAATTTACTGATATCGAATGCTTTTGCCATTATTCACCCTTTGGTAGTTTCTTTGGACTTACAACAATGTCAGTACGACCAATTGCTATAAGCCAAGTGTTTAATCTATTAATTATAACAGAATCATCCTTGGGGTTGTCAAATCTAACATCAATGTCTGCTACTGTATCGCCTGTTTGGTCTTCTCTGCTGTTAAAACTTAGAGAGAAGTTCTCATTAATTTTTTGTACTCTTGCCATTATTATTCTCCTAAAATGAAAGAGAGTACGAGCGCGGGCTCGTACTCTTGTCTACAACGATTTACTTTTGACGGTTACGAATCATGGCAAGGATATCTTGCGCACGACTTGCACTTTCACCAGTAGGTGCTGCTGATGCTGCTGGTGCTGCTGCCTTTACTGCTGGAGTAGCAGGCTCTTCCCAAGGAGCATCTTCTTCGGCTGCGGCTACTGGAGCGGCTACTGCGGCACGTGGTGCGGCAGCTTTATTGGGATCACCTGTTGCTTGACCCATACCTGCTGGTTTGAAGTATTGACCCCAACGATCCATATCATATGCTTCACCGTCAACTGACGCTTCAAACATTTCTTTCATGACCTTGAGCTCGACGTCTGTTGGCTTCTTGGGCAAGAAGTCGCTGAGATTATGTAATCCAAACTGTTCAATTGCTGCTTTGTCTGCATCGGCAATTGCACGTTCACGACGGCTCCACTTTGAGGTAGAGTAGTCAGCAAAACCACCTTTGCTAGTTTTAGCAATACGGAAGTCAACGCCACGCATGTAGTCAGTTGGCAATTCTTCCAACTCTGGATCCATCAGTGCTGAACGGATAATTTGATAAATCTGTGGACCGATAATGAATCGACGGATAGGATTCTCTGGAATTCTATCTTCCTTAATAGGATCTTCTACCACAAACCCTTGAAAGATGTATGAACGCTTCTTCCAATACTTACGACCCATTTCTTCCAGAGCCTTGTCTTTAAACCAGCCACGAACTTCTGTCAGGATCGGACAGGCTGTACCGTCGTTGTACATTTCTACACAAGGAACCTGTACCTGCACGGCTCGTGAATCTGTTTCACCTTTGATGCCTGCGAACGGCAATTTGATCATTGCACGTTCTACCCAGAAAAACGTATTGGCTGAATTGCCATCGGGTAGCAAACGGATAACCGCTTCTTTGCCTTCTTGCATATTCCAATGTGGGTAAATTGCGTTGTCTCCACCGCCTGTGGATTGTCCTGTGGACTTTGATTGTGCTTCTTGAAGTTTTGCACGGATTTCTGCGAGAGTTGCCATTTTAAATGCCTCCTATGTTATGCCTAAAATGTTTATATGCCTTATGCACATATGTTATTATGCGCTTTTTATTTAGCAAGGTCAATGATTTTTTGTTTATTTTTGATTTTATTTTGCCAATAAAAAAGCCCAGGGCTTAACCATGGACTTCTTTATATTTGGCCATTGCTCTTTGTCTAGCCAGCCATAATCTAAACTTTACATAGTCTGATAGTTCGTCATCTTCAACTAACTTGCCAAACTCTGCGCTTCGTCGATTACGGCCATACGTGACCTCATCGTCTATTATGAGGTCACTGTCGTCTAAATCAAATTTACTTCGCTGGAGCAGCGGCTGGCTTTGCGTCTGCTTTAGCTGGCTCTTTCTTAGCAGGCTCACTTTTTGCAGGCTTTTTCTCTTCCTTCTTGGCTTCAACCTTAGCTGGTGCTGCTGGAGCACTTGCTGCGGCAGCTGGTGCTGCTGGCTTGGCTTCTTCTTTCTTGGCAGGTGCTTGTGCAAATGCTGATACTGCGAACACGGTAGCGAGGATTGCGATTGCTGATTTCATTTTAAAGTTTCCTTTTGGTTAAGTAGGAATTTCTACCCCTACATATATATAACGCGGTAGCCTGTGAATTCGTTGACAATCAATTTAGCCAAAAGAAAGGGCACCTAAGTGCCCGATCTGTTTAGCATTAAATTTTAATAGCCTGCCAATTCTCTAATACGAGCAAGTTCTGCAATCTGCGGATCTTGCTGTTGTGGTGCCATTCTTTCTACCATTTTGCGAGCAACCATTTCTGCTTGTTCACCAAACTTCTTGCCTACCATAATAGCAACGCCTTCTGGGCCTTTAGGGAATGTACCTGATTCACGATCATAAAATGTATGAACAAATTCTGCTAACTCTTGAACATCC